AAGCCCTGCCACTCACGCTTCAGTTGCGTGTAGTAATACATCTGCCCACAGCGGTCGCAGATGGCTTCTGACTGAAAGCCTGTGGCATGACGCGCCATATTAGACCACCCGATAGAAGTTCTGGACTGGTGCCAGCGTCAAAGAAGCGCGGTCGCGGTCTTCACCGGCAGCTCGTTCGAACTCTTCCTCATAGACGGCCTTCAAAAGCTGAACACGCTCCGGGGCCTTCTTCATGGCGATGTAGTAGGCCAAGCCCGCAGCGAGGCAGGGGTAGAAGCGGAAGGGGACCTGAAGGGTATTCACACCAGCGCCAGCATCGTCCATGCGAACGAGCTTGTCCACGATGACGTAGTAGATCTCGTTGGGTTTTGGCCAAACATACAAGACGGGAGTGATCTGGCGGTCCACAAAATACTGAACGGGGCGTCCCTGTGTCAGCTTGTTCGGGATGTTCAGATAGTATTCGCGGCTGACTCGGTCGATGGTGAGGTCTGCCTGCGAAGAGGTGCCGACGCCGTCTTGGTTGCGGACGATGGCTGAGATGATGTCGATGGTGGAGTTAGACAGCGTGTAGCTGACGCCGCCGTTACCCACCCCGCCCGTCGGGCTGACCGTAATGGTCTCTTTCTCAATGGTCCACTGGTTCAGGCCGCGGTTGGCCCACTCGGCAAGAAGAAGGTTGAGGCTGCGACGCGCCGTGCGCTGATCGTAACCTGTGCGAATCTCAATGCCGCAACGCTCGAAGGCCTCTTCGATATAGTCTGCAACATCGAGTTCAAATGTCTTCGTGCCGGAGAGAGCCATTATTTACCTCGCTTCTTGGCGACCCCCGCTTCGGACAAAGCGATGGCAATAGCCTGCTTCCTGTTCTTTACCACAGGTCCCTTCTTGCCGGAATGGAGAGTTCCTGACTTGAACTCCTTCATTACCTTACGGACCTTCTTTTGGGCTTTGGTTGGCTTTTTCATTTTGACCCCGCGGCTCGCATATTATCAACGAGATTAGGATAGACTCGTCCTGCCTTCTTCGCTGCCGCTTTCGCCGCAGCTTTTTGAGAAGGGGTTAGGGCCTTGGACTTGCCAAGACCCTTGGGGCGGGGTTTAGACCACACCGGCTTCTTGGCCATCAGCACACCTTGCAGGACTTGTTGCCTTTGCCTTCGCAGCAGCCGTCACCACGGGGCTTGACCTTGGAGACCATGCCGCCCTTGGCCTTCGTCACGGAACCACCGCACTTGGCCATACCGCCCTTGGCGTATTTCTTAGATCCGCACTTCATGTCAGTACATCCTTCCTTTGGTGTGGCCCTTGATGCAGCAGCCATCGCCACGATGGCCCTTGCTCTTCTTGACCATGCCGCCCTTGGCGTAGCCTTTAGTGCTGTCTTCGATCAGCTTCTTCAGGGCCTCACGATCCTGTTCGGAGGAACCTTCCTCCATGCCTTCGCCTTCCATCTTGTCTTCCATGCGCTCACGCTGCTTGTACTCGCGGAATTTGTCACGAAGACCCTGAGGAACGATGGAGTATTTCTCGCTGGGCTTGGCCATCTTATTTGCCCTTCTTCTTGCCGATACCAATGACCAGCATCATCCCGCCCTTGGCCTTCTTGGCCATGCCACCCTTCTTCATGCCAGCAAACTTGGCGGCTTCAGCGGGGACACCCTCATAGGTTTTTGCCTTGCCACTTTTTTTCATGCCAGCCATCTTCTTGGCAGCCTCAGCGGGGACACCGGAGAAAGACTTCTTGGCCATGCCGCCCTTCTTCATGCCCATGGGCATCATCGGAGGAGCAGAGGCTGCGCCCATATCAGGACCGGGAGACATGCCCATGTCCATCTTCTTGCGCGGCGACATCATTTTCTTGCTCGTTGCACGATCACGAGTGCGCTTGGCCATCGTTTCCTGCTTCATGTCCTTACGACCGATCATGTTTGACTCCTGTCATGCGATCCAGTTTTTCTTCCAGTCGGTCGAACCGCTGCAAGATTCGGTTGAGGTCGTTATGCAGATCCGTCTTTGTCACGTAGGACGAGGCCATGTTTTCACGGGTCTCTGCGATAGTCTTCCAGATGTTGTTGGTTGTCGAGTCCACGCCGTCTACGCGTTTGTTGATATAGGACAAAGCCCACGCAATCGGCGCAACGAGAAGCGTCAGAATGACGTTCCAAATGATGTCCAGACCAACGCTCATTTGAAGCGGCTCCCTCCGGGTGGAGATTTCTTGGAACCACCGGGTCCAGCCCAGAGAACCTTTCGAGCCCAGTAGTTGGCGGAAAACTTGTCGTCCTTGCCTTTGATACCCGCACTGCGAGCAAGGTAGTTCTTGCGGGCTTCCGCAGAATAGTTGTGGCCCATGGAGGCGTCACCGAAATGGACAACCTTCACCTCATCGCCCTTTTTGGCGAGGACCATTTTCTTTTTCTTGGGGTTGGTGGACGCACGGGGTTTGTTGAATCCGGGGAAAGAAACTCCCCGGTAGTTCAATGTGCCGCCAGTGCGCTTGATGCTAGAGGCTTTCATCAGGCCGTACTCGCATTGTTTTTGATGAGCACAAGGATGAACATGGAGGAGCAGGCGTTGTTATTTCCTGTCCCGATAGCTTGGGCCTCAAGCGTGGTCTTCTCAGGAACAACGATAGGGTACTCAAAGACGTAATCCGCAGCGCCGTTGTTGAGAGTGACGATAGCAGCGGTACGGCGAATCTCGTCAGTTCCGCGTGTCACCAAGCGACCAGTTACGGGACCGCTTCCAGACGCCTGACCCGTTGAGAAAAGACCCTGAGATACATATCCCGTGTAGCCCGCCGGGATGGTGTAGCTTCCGGTGATGCGGGTATTGTAGTCGTACTGGATCACGTCGTAGACCGTAGCGGGAACGCCCGCAGTGACAGTGCCAGTTCCAAAATAAATCGTGCCTGCTGCGGAATCGAGAGAACCCGCAGTCGCCACGTAGCATTGGTTGACGTGAATGTAGGACTTGACCGTCGTAACAGCGGTCTGGCCAGTCAACGATATTGTCTCGGAGATGGTGTTATGGCCAGCGTCCAGACCGGAAAGGAAGACGGTCCGTGCGCCGGTTCCGTTTGCGGTGTCGTTGGCGCTGCTGGAACTTACGCTCATCTGTAGCGCAGCAGACGGGAAAGCAAGAAGCCCCCCATGCGGCCAGACAGTCTCCATCACCTGATCAACGTCGGAATTGTACCCAAAGATGGTAACCGACTCATGCCAAGTAATTTGACCGCGGGAGACTTGAAGCTCCCACGGTTCATTTTTACCGGTCCTCGTTACTGATGAAGGAGCCGTCATGGTAGGCCTCAGCCATAGTACTTCAGCACTTCTATGACGACAGTATACTTGTCGCCAGAGCCAGCACCGACAGTGGTAAAGAGGAGATCGCCCGTTTTTCCCGTGCCAGCATTGTTGGTGAGACCACCAAAGCGAGCAAAGTTAAAGGACACGAAGTCGTTCTCGCCGAGGGTCAAACAGACAACGTCAGTCGTGGCGTCCCAGAGCAAAGTCAAACCCAAGCCGACGGTAACGGCGTCAAGGGCTTGAATAGCAACACTGGTACAAGCGTTGCCCTGATACGAGGAGAGGGCAGACACGTCGATCTTGACGACACCGGTTTCCCCAGTGCCGTCAGAGATGTTCGTGAACTTGAAGACAGCACGTCGCGTGTCGTCAACAAGGATCTGTGTGGCGACTGCGTCGGCCATGGAGGCGGCCTCCTATTAGAGGTTGTCTTTGCCCTGAGCATACAGGACCGTGACGAAGGCCGTGCCTGCGGTGCCGTTGCCATTCTGGGCATCAAACGTCGCAATGATGTCGATGTCCGACGTGCCAATGTCCCAAGCAGCCTCAAGCGGAGCGGCAACGCTGATGCGAGTGCGACCCGTGGACTTGACGCTGGTGGCAGCGAGGAACAGGGCGGTGCTGCCGGTCTTGCCGATAGCGACAGTGGCCGTTCCGGTATCGTCGTTGGCAACCGTCACGTCGAGAATGACGTCGATGATCTGCGAACCGGCCGGGATCACGCCAACAGTGGTTGTTGCGTCCGCGCCGATGATGTCAATCGCCTTCGACTGAACCATCGTGACAAAGCCGACGTTGGCGACGTTCGTGCCAATCGTGGTGCCAGTGGTGTTGGAGATAGTGCCAGCCTTAACGGGGCCGGAAAAAGTCGTGGAAGCCATAGGATTTCTCCTGCACGATTAGGTCCTACTGTCTGTGCAGCGTCAGCCGGGGCTGTCAGTAGAACCGGTTCACCCGGAATGATGTAGTGTAGAAGAGAAAAGGGAGGGCGTAAACCCTCCCTTCTTTGGATTAGGCAGCGCCGGGGCAGCCGAAGATGCCGCGCGGATCAGACCAACCGAAGCTGTAACGCTCGCGAGCCTTGTAACGGACGTTGCCCGTTTCAAAGTCGCCTTCCAGCGAAGTCTTCATCGCAGAGCGATTGAAGTGCTTCAGGCCGTTCGGGGCGTCGGTCTTGATGAACCAAGCGTCCGGATCGGTGAGGAAGTGGTTGACACGATAGCCCTGAGGCAGGAGGCCCATGGACTTGATGGCGTTGATGTCGTTGTCGGCAGTGCCAACGCGGAGATCAGACACAAGGATACGCTCTGCGGTGAACTGAAGTGCCGAAGGCACAATCATCTTCAGGCCGCGAGTAGCGATCTTGAGGCCACGTTCGTCAATGAACGCTGCGATGTCGATGAGGGCCTGTTCCAACGAGGTTTCGTTGAGGTCCGCAGGAGTCGCGAGTTCGTTGGCGAAGTTGCCGCCGCCCGTGGTGGGGTGGTTGGTGGCGCAGAGTTCCACGCCGTCGCCGCCCTTGTAGGCGCTGTCGAACGCATTGTTCAGAACAGCCGCCGCCTTCACCTGCTTGGTGTTGGCCATCGAGCGAGCCAGCGCACGGGTGTAGCGAGCCGAGAGACGGTCGTAGAGGTTGTCCTCCACGGCTTCTTCGGTGATCGCGAAAGCCAGAGCGATGGTCTCATGGGTGTAGCGAGCCGTGAAGGCTTCACCAGCGTTGTCGTAAGCGATGGCAGAGCCTTCGCCCTTGACCGGTGCCTGACTGAAGCCATAGAGCATGACTTCTTCTTCGAACGCACGATCCGAGGATTCGGTGTCGAAGATTTCAGCGTGCTCGTTGTCGTAACGGTCATACTCCATGCCGAAGAGGGCATTGAGACCGGGCTCAAGTTCCTTGAGGAGCTGTGAACGAGTAATTGCCATGTGTCAGTCTCCTCAGATGCCCTGATTCGTACCGTTAGTCGAATAACGGTAGAAGTGGTTGTTGAGCATCACGATGGCCAGACGACCGGCAACCAACGGATCATCGCTGCTCGGCTGATCCGAGAAACCAACGATACGGAGGTTGAGGACGTCAGAACCCGAACCCTCGTCAACCGTCGAAACAGCCAGCTCTGCCGTCGAGAGACCCGACGTAGCATTGCCGCTGGTAGCGGTTGCGAAGTTTGCGTTTTCGTGGACGGCGTCTTGCGTGATCGCAGCATCGCAGTTGATCAGGAAGAGCTGATCAGGATGCGAAGCGATTTCGCAAGTGGCGACGGTATTTGCCATGACGGCAGCAGT